TGGGTTTTATTTTAGCCGCAGTAATCATCATTTATAATGTTCGAATCCTAAAAAACAAATTGTCGGTAACAACAATGGTATGTTTAGCCGTCGTGGTATCGTTTTTGACGAGTTATTTTTATTATATATTGACACCGAAGACTGCATGGATGTTGGAAAGCATCAAATCGCCTGATCAGACCGAGGCTTGGTTGAAAATGTATCGCGGAATGCAGATATATTATCATTCGGGGATTGTCTTAGGAACCGCAGCAGTAGGGTTATTTGCTTTATCGTTTCGATGCTCGTTAAAATAATCCGAAAAACCAACCACTAGATTTTGGTCTAGGTGATTTAACTATTTTCCAAGGCGATTTGCTTCTACTATCGGTTTCTCTGGAACCCTCTTTAATCGGACTTAGTAGAGATTTATGAATTTTATGAGTTTTACGGAACTTTTTACTCTTGAGTTTACGATGACGTATGGAAAGAGAATGCTGAATTTTAGCGCGCGTATTATGGCTACGAATACGATCTTCGTTTTCTTTGCTTTCTTTGGTCAAACTCGTATCTATTTGATTTATCTTTTTGTCTAGTAATTGAAGGGATCTTACTCTTAATGTACCTTCGTGTTTTGACGCACCGACTAAAATAGCTTTTAGCTCGATATTTTGTTTCGGAGTTACTGTCGATTTCAAACGCTCGATATTATTTACATAAGCTGTTAATTCGCCCTTTTTTTTTAGAATCGCATAGTCGGATTTAACTTCGGTTTCGTTCATGCTTATATAATATAAACATGAAATAAAATATCTATCTAAAACCTTCTCTTCTTGGTAGATTTTCGCGTCTTTCCGCCTCGTCTAGTCGCACCTCTAGATCTAGAACCGGTTTCTTTGTGAAATTCGGATAATAGACACTTGGACGCTGATAGGCGACCTTCCTTTATCCATCTCGTCATGTATACACCATTAAGTTCACCCGACTTCAATAATCCATCGATACGACCGACCGCTTCAGATTTTTGTTTTTCAAAAAGGTCAAATGCTCTAAAATAGTTTTGATTTCCTGCTCTCCCGGCAGCGTCCATGTCATAGTCGTAAAGTCCTTTTATTGATCCTTGATAGGAATATCCAGGTAAATATTCAGACATAGGAAGATCTTCAATGTGTTCTATTGCTAATGACGCTAATTTATCTCGGGCGTGGGTTATCATTTTGTCAACTGTCTTTAGATTTCCGTGATTTTTTTTCATGCAGGTAAATATTAAGTCATTGAGATGACTTGGAAAACCTGTGGTGTTTTTATCTAATTCGAACAGTTTCCATACCTTCAGTTTTTTGCTCTGCTTATCTATTTGTTCTTTCCATTGTTTTTCTCTTTCTAGTCTTATTTGTTCAATGCGTTTTCGGTCTGCTTCGATTTCCTCAGCTGTCTTTTCTGGAGGAGAATAATGAGTTCCAGATGATGAATGTCCTTGTCTACAAGCCCTACTTACTGCCGACGATCTTGACGACGACGACGGTCTGCTTATCATACGAACTAAATTTGCAGTATGTGGCATTATATATATATACATCGACATTTTATATTTCTAAATGACTTTAGTAATGATATAAAACACTTGATCAATTATTATCAAAGATATCCAATCCATAAAATGCAAAAAATGAGCGACGAGCAGTTCGCTGTATACGAGGCAATAAAATCCGGTAAAAACGTCGTAGTAGACGCGTGCGCCGGGTCGGGGAAATCAACGACGATTTTATCGATTGCCAAGGAGCTACCGAACCTAAATATCCGGCAATTCACCTATAATTCCATGTTACGACATGAAGTCAAAGAGAAAATCCGCGAACTCCAGCTATCGAATATCCAAGTCCATACGTATCATAGTTTCGCAGTCAAATACTATTCGTCGATTGCGCATACTGATACCGGGATTCGCCAAATTATTCTGAAAGACTTGGTTCCAAGATCACCTATACCTAAAATCGATCTTCTAGTCTTGGACGAAAGCCAGGATATGACGTTTTTATATTTCCAGCTTATAACCAAGATGTCGCGAGATCAAAATAGCGATTTTCAACTCTTGGTTCTTGGAGATTATATGCAAGGTCTTTATGAATTCAAGGGCGCGGATATCCGATTTTTGACCCAGGCAGACCAAATATGGTGCTTGCTACCCTTTTTGAAAACCCCGGATTTCGAAAAACGCACACTACAAATGTCGTATCGAATAACACATCCTATGGCAAAATTTGTGAACCGGGATATGCTTGGAGAAAACCGATTAAAGGCATGCCGCGATGGACCACCGGTAGTCTATATCCGTCGTCCAAGATATCAAATCGAACAAATTGTGGTTTATCAGATCCGACGGCTACTGAATGAGGGGGAAAGTCCGAGTGATTTTTTCGTTTTAGGAGCGTCGGTCAAGGGCACGAATAGTAATATTCGGCATATGGAGAATACTCTGACCGAACACGGCATTCCGTGTCATGTTCCGATGTTCGAAACCGACGCAGTGGACGAACGTGTTATAAATGGTAAGGTGGTGTTTTCCACGTTTCATACGGTGAAAGGTAGACAGCGTAAATATGTGTTTGTGGTGGGATTCGACCAAGGCTATTTTTATAATGCGCGGGATTTGCCCAAAGATAGGTGTCCGAATACGCTTTATGTCGGGACAACACGCGCAACACATGGTCTTTATCTCTTGGAAAATGATAGCTCGAGACCGCTGGAATTCTTGAAACAGACACATCATGCGATGAAACAGTCGGAATATATTGATTTTAAAGGGATGCCACAGACGATCTTTCACACATGGGATTCCCAAGATGATATGCAATCAATAGTAACGATTCCGACATATTATGTTACGCCTACGGATTTGATTAAATTCGTTTCGGAACAAGTCTTGGACGAAATAACGCCCATCTTGGACAAGATTTTTGTCGTAGAACAGGCAACGACCCCTGAATCGGAGATTGATATCCCGAAAATAGTAGAAACGGCAGGTGGTTTATACGAAGACGTGAGTGATCTGAATGGAATTGCCATTCCGAGTATGTATTATGACGCCATTTCCAAGAATTCGAATCAACAAGTAGGCGCGAATGTATTGAAACAAATGATACAATCTTTGATACAAGAAATGAAACCCGCACAGCACCAGTTTTTGAAACGCGCGTTCGCCGAATTACCTGAAGAATGTACTTGCCCATCGGACTATTTATATTTGGCAAATATTTACGTGGCTTTCCAAGAACGGCTGTATTTTAAACTGAAGCAAATTGACCGATCTGAATATGGATGGCTAACCAAAGAAATGATCGAAAAATGCATGGATTGTTTGACTAGGAATCTTGGAATAAGCAACGCGAGAGGCGAAGAAAAACCAGTGGAAATCGAACATTCTATCATACATCATTCCCAAGACTTGGAACACGCGCCCATTGATGAGGCATTATTTCCATATTTCGGAAATGAAACCAAGTTTCGATTTAGTGCGAGATGTGATTTAATTACCGAGGATACACTCTGGGAAATAAAATGTACGAGTCAAATTTCGACGGATCATAAGATGCAGGTAGTGATATATGCATGGTTATGGCGCACGTTATTCGGAGATCAAGAAAAAATTGTCCGAATACTGAATATCCGGACGGGCGAAAAACTAAGGATAGACGCGACGATCGAAGATCTTACCAAAATAATAACGGTTTTATTAAAAGGTAAATACGGTAAGACGAAAACCTTGGAAACATCTGAGTTTATATCGTCCTGTAGGGAATATATTATTGCGGATACCTTGTTTTGTAGCATGGGACCCAGGTTTTAAGAGAAGCTTACACCCGCGACCCCTCCTTGTTAGAAAACTAATTACACATTTGCAAAATTATTATAAAAAATTGAAAGACTTTTTGGATAACTTTTTTTACCAAAAACTCCCCACCAAGAAGAAGAGAAAGATGTCGAATACTTGTGCCAGGAACGTCATGTCGGTTTGGTCCCTCACGTGCTTCATGTTCCTCACGTTCCTCACGCCTGCACAGGCAATTCCGATTGTCATATGTCGGTATGGCGGAAGTTCAAAAGCAAGTCGATACAGGAAGGCACAATACGTCAAGGCAGAAATGCAACATACAAATACTTGCAGTGTCGCACGTATGATTCACCCAGACATACAGATTGGAAAGTGCCCAAACGTCGTCCCACAATACCAAGACATCTACGTCGCAGATTCGACATCCATTTTGAAGGATTATTACAAAAACAAATGTGACAAAGTCAATACCTGGGTAGCACCTTCCCTCGTCGGAGCCTTTTTCGGCATGTTGAGTTTGTCAGCAACTTTTGGTCTCTTCTTCTGTTTTGTCGTTATCGTGATTGACTTATCAATCAAATTCTTGATGGGTGGTGCTAGGTTGATAGGATTATAATTCACTGATATATTGATCATTTCATGATAAAAAATTAGCTTAGTGTATTTTATTTTTCATTACACCAATAAGAGAATGGGGAGTTAAACCTAAGGTTTCCCTTTGTGCATAAAACAATGAATACTATTTTTCTTGGGTTTTCGTTGACACAAATACCCGTTTTCCAAGGCGGCTCCGCATAGATAAACATATTGATGACCTACGCGACGTTTATTCAAATGCCATGCAGCGCTAGCTCCGTCGAAATCAATATCGACTTCATATATGGGTTTAACTGCATCCGGATTGCAACTTTGACTACGTGTTAGCATGGTTTTGATTTATTTCATATCGATCGGATGGTAAAAAATATTTCAATTTTTACATCATATTATGATGTAAAAATTATCGGATATATTATTTTATATAAGTTTATTGACAAAAAAGGGGGACGAAAAAGCTATATTAGCATTGATGAAAGGGGTTAGACGGAAATATTCTTGAGATGAGTTTCCTTTTCGAAACTAACCGTTCCTACAGAAGCAGCCAATGAGGCATTCTTACGGTTACAACCGCGTTTATGGGCAGCCAGTCCCTTCAGAGTGGATACCGTGAAATTCTTACATAGATCACACTTATATCCTTGCTTCTGAACGGAGGCGTATTTAGTAGACAAATACTTATCCAAGGAGACAAATTTGAAATCATCGATTTGACCCAATATTTTACGCGTGGAATCTTTTAGAGTATTGATCACGATTTCCTTTTGGGCGACAAATTGCTGGTATTCGCGGTTGATATCATCGAGTAACTCTTTGGGAATATGATTTTCGGTATCACTAGTATTCAATTCTCCAAGCTTGGCGACCAAGTTATCGATAATATCCACGCCGATCTGAATCTTTTCTTGCGAAAACTCGACATTATGGATATAGACAAGAATATGTCCGTTATGAGTTTCGATATGATAGTTCGGCTTGGAAGTAATACCAGTATGCTGAGATAAAAATACGCCGTTACATCCGTGTTCGTCGACGTTCTGGATGAACTTTTTGACTTCTTCCGGGCTAACGTTACGATCATGTTCCGCGTTCTCAAAGAGAATCTTGGGCTTACTGTCGCGCTTCATGACAAATGCTGTCTTTTGAGAACTGGCGATATCAGCAACGGGGAAAATCTTGGTGAAAACGCTCGAAAGGTGTGTGTTGGTGACTTGATTTTCTCCAGAACGTGGTGCCACATTCTCGCGATTCTTGGATAAGAAGTCGGTGAGCTCAGTCATAATCTTGGACTGGACGGCTTGGTTGGTCGACGAAAACTCCTTCATGGCGTTAATATTGGAATTAATACGGTCCTCGCTCGCAGTAATGAAGGTATATATCGGCTGCTGAACGTTCTGTAGGAGCATCGAGGACTTCATTTCGAAGTTATTGACGAATTCTTTCATGGAATTACCGTCGACAAACTTGGACAAAGCCACGGTATCCTCACGAATCGACTTATGGAACGTCTTCATCGTATCGTGGATTTGTTTATGAAGGCTATCTTGGTTTTTCGGAACAATATCGTTCATCATAAGAGTGGTCTTATCGATGAGCTGACTATTGCTTTTTTCCAAGAGAGTGGCAATCTTATCCGCTGTATTGTTTTGCACAATGGATTTGACGTCTTCAATATAGTCGCGCTTCAAATCGATGAATTTGAGGAACATCGAATTCGTGATATCGGAATTCATATTGGTAACTGTATCTTTCAACGAATTCATTGAGGATTTGATTTCGCCGAGTTGGAGCGCCTGATCACCGATGGTCGCCAAGATCTGAGCATGGATGGTATGGTCGATTGTATTACTCATATCAAATAGGAGTTTTTCGAACAGGTCGACGAATAGGACGTTTACTGCTTCGAAATTGATGGAGGGGTTATCCTGGTAGAATTTGCAAATACGCTTGTTTGAAGTAGAAAGCGGGGGCATACTGATAGTATATATTAGAAGTAGACAATTGTTTAAGTATATTAACGAATTGTTTTTCGGCGATCTATCCGCTGACGTACGCGTTTTAAGCCGATTGTATTTTATCGGCGACGGGCGACATTTTGAGCCGATTGTATTTTATCGGCGACTAATCCGATGGCGACTAGGCGATAGCCGCCAATAAAATCGCGACAAATTCGGCATTTGTTTGGACGGTTTCTGCGCCAGACCCCGCATTTCCATCCAACTGTACCCCAAGCGTAGGGAAAGAAGTATGATTTCTTATTTGAAACAAGGCGGCGAATCCGGTGGGCGATAGATCCGTAGGAGAAATCAAATCCGATGGACCAATTTGAACAATAGCAGTATTATAGTTTTGTGTTGAACCCGTAGGACTTCCAGTAGTAGAACCAGCAACTAATACATTATTCAAATACATGGAAAACTGACAAGGTTCAACATGAGATAAGTTGGAAATAATATGGTAGTATCCGGGTTGCCAGAAAAAGATGTCACTTGTTCCAATAACATGTCCACAAGATCCAAAGATAGATTTATTATTATCGAAAATTACATTTCCTTCTTGAGGAACCGTTTGAGGGGTCAAATTATAGAGACTAATGAATGTATTTGGAAGAGAAGCACCGGTGGGTCCCACTTCTCCTGTAGGACCGGGTTCTCCTGTATCACCTTTTTCGCCAGTTGGTCCCACTTCTCCTGTAGGTCCTACGTCGCCAGTATCGCCCTTTTCTCCCGTAGGTCCGACCTCACCAGTAGGACCAACCTCGCCAGTAGGTCCTTGCTCTCCGGTAGATCCGACTTCGCCAGTATCTCCACGAGGTCCTTGGCGTCCGGTAGGTCCTTGCTCGCCGGTATCACCTTTGTCTCCTTTATCGCCCTTATCGCCGGTAGGACCTTGTTCACCAGTATCTCCACGGGGACCAGTATCGCCTCTTTCTCCACGATCACCTTGATCTCCACGATCGCCTTTGGGACCGGTAGGACCGGTATCACCTTTATCGCCGTCATCACCTTGGTCGCCTTTCTCGCCCTTATCGCCCGTAGGTCCTTGAGCACCAGTATCGCCGCGAGGTCCAGTAGGACCCGAAGGTCCAACAGGTCCAGGGCATCCACGAGGACCACGGGGTCCATCTACGCCATCGCGACCGTCTCTACCATCGCGCCCGTCCTTTCCGTCTTTTCCGTCGGTGCAATCGCAATTATTTCCGGAGCAATCGCATCCGGAGATATCATTTCCGGACATGTCGTTTCCAGATACGTCGTTTCCGGAGTTATCGATCTCAGGGTCTTCGATCTCAAAGTCGTCGCTTCTTGGGGAATTATCGGAATTCTCCATACAAACCTTCGACAAAATCTGAAATACCGACAAAATAGCTAAACAAAATGTCTCGAAAATCGAGTAGTTAAATTTCTGATTACATTGTAAATTTGTGACCACAAAATCCTATATTCTATTACAAGAATCCGATTCCGAATTACAAAATTACAATATCAGAATTGTGATTTTGTGAATTACAGATTTGAGATTTGTGAATTATGGAATGAAAAAGAAGGGGGTTAGGGTTTCAAATCCAATAAATATTTATACTTACGACGAATCAATTGTTCCAAGACGTCGACGCGAACTATATTATCGCGTTTCAATAACTCGACGGCTTCCAAGATAAACGCCTTGGAATTCTCGATAATAAACCTGGATCTATCATACGCACTATGAATCAATTCGGAGACTTCAATATCAATAAGCTCCTTATATTTCTCGCTCCCGCTGGGATAAATCAATTGTTTTCCCATACCGTAATACACGACCATCTTTTCGGCGAGTTTCAGCGCTTCTTCGAAATCGTTAATGGCGCCGGTAGTAACCGAGACGTTATAAAACACTTCTTCTGCAATACGCCCGCCGAGTAAGATCATCAAATGTTCGGATAATGACTCTCGGGTATAGAGGGGCGTTGTAGTGGGTTCAAAAACAGTATAAGCGGGGCTTTTGGGGGCGGATAAATTAATGACAATCTTGGTCATACGCTCATGGTGTTGTGATAAAAGCCCGACGATGGCATGTCCGAGTTCGTGGATGGCGATATGATCGATCATATCACTCGTAAATTGGTGTTCAATTGGCTGCCAACCGACCATCATCTTATTCATGATAAGGTCGATATCATCCGAAGATACAATTTCACGTTCGCAACGAAGGGCGTTGATCATGGCTTCGTTCATCAAGTTCTCGATTTGAGCACCGGAAAGCCCGGCGGTCATATCGACCAGGTCCGAAATCGAAATTTTTGCGCAATAAGGCTTACCTCGGGTATGGATACGAAGGATCGCCTCGCGGGTCTTGGCGTCCGGGTTACCAATATATATGCGTTTATCAATACGCCCGGGTCTCAGAAGAGCCGGGTCCAATAAGTCCGCGCGATTGGTGGCGCCGATAACAAAAATCCCGGAATTATTCTTGAATCCGTCCATGGCGACCAAGAGTTCGTTCAGTGTATTATCGCGTTCAGCCCCGGAAGACTCACCAGTGCCAGATCGTGTACGTCCGACTGCATCAATTTCGTCGATGAATATAATAACCGGTGCGTTTTTCTTGGCTAATTCAAACAACTCGCGAATGCGCGACGATCCCACGCCGACATACATCTCTTGAAATTGGGAACCAGAAACGGGAATAAACGGAATACCGGCTTCTCCAGCCAAAGCTTTCGCCATCATTGTCTTACCATTACCTGGGGGACCCTCAAAAATAATACCTCTAGGAATTCGCACGTTGAATCGCGTATATTTTGTATGATTTGATAATATGTCGACACATTGGGAGAGCTCGGCTTTCACGTTTTCGTAACCGCCTACATCAGAGAATCGATAAGGGAATTTAGTGATAACCTCAAAATTGTCGGATTTCTTGGATCCTCTGCCCCCTCGTCGACCTTTAGAGAAGTTTTCGAATGTATCTTCGTCTTCTTTTTCTGGATTGAATAAATTATTGAACGCTTCATTGAAGTCGCCACTTAGCGGTATTAGCCTTATTCCATTCCTTCCAATAATAATGCGCTTCCCACCTTGACTACCTGTAGAATTGAATGTTTCATTCGGTGCGTTCAAAAAATCATGGGAATTTTCATTGGTTCCTAGAATTTCCGCATGCTGTGTTGATAAATTTTGAGAATTTAGACGTTTTACATAATTTTCATAATATACGGGGGAATGTGGGTATTTTTTAATATCATTTAAGCGAGTTAGGAATGAAGGAGTGAATATTGTAAACTTTAGAGATACAACTGTTGACAATAACGTTAAAAAATGAACGATTATCATGTTATGGTATATTTAAGCGAAATGGTTTTATGTATATTTAATGATTCATATTTATTTTTGAAGTGCGTTTATTTAGGACAGTTGCATTTGTATTAAAATTAAAAGATTTGCGGGATTTATTTTACATTTGTATTGTATAAATGTCAAAGTTGACGAAACTGACAAACGCGACAAAATCGGTCCCTGCTAAGAAATCGGTCCCTGTTAATAAAGCGGTCCCTGTTAATAAAGCGGTCCCTGTTAAGAAATCGGTCCCTGTTAAGAAATCGGTCCCTGCTAAGGGCACTAACAGTCGTTATTTCGAAACAGCTAATCATATATGGAACAGTGATATTGACGAACTCCTCGCCGAGTTTTACATTCAAAGTAGAGACTTGTCTGGAGGGGTGGGAAATGTTGACCCGATAAATATTACAAAACTTATTGATATGGTAGGATTAACTGCCGTTGCCGTTAGCGGTATAAACTCTTATGACTACTTAGTGCGTCAAACCTTTACTGGAGGCAACGCCACCGGAGAATATATAGTTAACGCGTTGTCAAAGAAGACTATCGAGCGAACAAAAGACAGCATAATCAATGATCTTTTAAATATTAGACTTGTATACACTGATAATACAGAGGACTCAACACAATCTATCAGCAATTTATTCCAGTCCGTAAAAGAAATTTCCGATTTTAATGCGCCAACGCTTGGTGACATAACGACATGGTACGAAAGTAAGCATATAACCATCGATGTATCAAAGTTTACCCAAATCGAACAAAGAAAAATGTTGGAGTATATGATAATGAAATACGGTGACAATAAATCCGACGCTTTGAAAAATTACAGATTGTTGACAAACGATGGTCCAATTGCTCCGGACTTGTTCGGAGCAATAGATCAAATATTAGGAGGAGTTCCTCTTGATAAAGTTACCGGATTAGAATCCGGATCGCATTGCAATAGTTCCGGTTTAACAATAGCCCAATTAATGGCGTCCAATGAGAATTTCAGCGAGGTTTTTCCGGCAAATGAAATTCCCGCCGTACTTTCCACATATTATTTAAGAACAAGAATAGCACTTGCGGTATTTAAAGACAGAGAAGCTGAAATTTTACAATGGCTTATAGAAAATGTCGCCGATGATACTCAGCTTCAAATCGAACTTGATGTGTTTGATGAGTTATCTCGCGGATATTTTTACGCCCTTGGTTTAGAAGATCGCTTTTTAACAGTCAGAGACAGAAGCCACACGATATATGCTTATATATTGAACAAAAATGAAACTATCCAAAACTTGATAGAATTAATTTATACGTATGTGATTACTGAGCTATTAGTTCCTGTAGATAACAACACCGATCTTACTGTATTTGAACTCGAGACATTCTCGATAATGGCTATTTTGGCTGGCGAATACACGCATGACGGAGTTGAGTTATCTTACCAAATGCTGGGGTCTCATTATTACCTGTTATTCTATGTGTTAAGGGATAATGGTACAGTGAGAGTGTTGTCGAAGGTTAAAGATTCCATTTACACTCCTGAAAATTTCGCATTACCTGGCGCCAATGATTATTTGAATGATGGCACCATCGATGAAATATTAACATTATTGGGTGTAACTTCCGATGAAAGGGTAATATTATCCTCAAATGGATTATCGGCTGTAGACGAAGCTGAGGCTATGAAGAATTTTTTGTATCTAGTAAGAAGATACGGAATTGTAAAAACATTAACTTTGTCAGCCGGAAACTGGAGCTTTAACGTGTACCCTGAAATTTTATATATATACATGGTCGGATCCGTCAATACAAGCGCCGCCGATAGATTGATGAAATATTCAAAGACGTTTGTATCTGAATTGACTGCATCACCAATATTGTTGGCTAAGGTACATGAAGAGACGGATACCTTCACTGAAGTCGTCACTGAATATAATGAATATTTAATTTATGGATTTTTGAGATTGTTAGATCACGGCGCGAGCTCGGATCTAATTTTTCAATGCTTGGGAAGTACACTAGCGAGAAGAAAAGAAAATGTTAAATTGTTAGCTTCATTCGTCTACACAGACCCTGACTGTCTCGGAGAGCCTAATGGCAAGTATCAAATGGTAGACTACAAAAATGTAAACGGATTAATAGTCGCGGCGGGAGTTTCAACTTTCATTGAATCTTCCAATGGGATAATGAGAACTGGTTGTGATGCGACAATGGCGGACAACTGGGTTCTTGCTTTTGCTGATTCGGGCGTAGATGAGTACGTAAAATTGACGGACTGCTTCACCGTCGGAGAATTGCTTACGTATACTAAAACAACTGAATCTTACTTAGTAAAAGATGGACGTGCTGTAAGGGGATTAAAGGAGACGGTATTGGCTTTCAACATCGACAAGTTATTGGCAGCTTACGGTATAACGTTCGCGGAATTGCAAACTGCAGCCGGCTTCGCCGATGTATCATTAGAACAATAAATACATAATACAATTACACTCATACAAAAATATAGTAAATATGATAAATTTGAAAAATAAAATATTCATAAATAATATACTTTCATGACAATTGCAGTTCATTACGGAGATTTAGACAATAAAGTAGATGTAACAGAAAAGGTATTTTTTGATTTAGATTATGTAGTTCATATTCCTAGCGATGATATATCCAGATGTTTATTATTTTGCTGTGACCCGTTATACGGAGCGTTGAAATCGGTATATGTCACAATAAACTCAACAACGACTGTATTTGATTCTACAGAGGACGTATATATTGATACAAAACATGAGAAAATATACACAAATTTAGGCATTCCGCGGGAATTATTGAAGAAAGCGATGAAAATAACAAGAAATTTAAACGTAAAATATGGACATGTTGAAGATGAAATAACAACGAAAATAGTTTCGAATAAATTTTCGGAAGAAAACGGAAGTGTTATAATATCATACTGTTTGAAAAACAACGAACCTTTATCTGATGTTTCCACGGATGAATTTAATTACCCACTTCAATCTCATAAAAGCGAATTTATTCCTGCAGAGATATTTCAAGGCTACAAAGAAATTGACGTTGAATCTTGGAAAGGTTTGAATGACAAAACTTCATGTCCATATATTTTAGTTAATACATTCAGCGTCCCTGCGAAAGAAGGAACTTGCATAATTGCTGAAATATCCAAGAACGCAAAAATATTGCTTTCGGAAACCAATTTGACACCAGAAAATCTACAAGTTTGGATCAAAATGAAGGAAATATTGAACGTAAAGGTAAATTCACCTGAGAATAAACTGCGAAAGAGATATGTTCTAATCGGTAATAACTACATATTGAAAAAATACTAGTAAAAATTCTATAAAAAACTATTTTTTTATAGAAATAAGTTATTTGTTCGATTTCTTACAACCTCGCTTGTGTGCAGATAGACTTTGCTTACTGGGAGCAGTATAAACGTTACAAAGGTCGCATGTAAAACATCTTGCTTTGACGTAAGCATACTTTGGTTCAAGATATTTATCCAGGGTTGGAAGCTGTAGATCCTCTATTTGGGCGGTCATTCTTTTCTGGAAATCCTTAAGAGACGTAATCATACCTTCTTTTTGTGTAATAAAACGTTGATATTCTTCGTTAATTCCGTCCAAGATATCCTTGGAAATAGTATTCTCATCTTCATCCATGTTCAAACCTTGGATCTTGGCGTATAAATTATCGATAATATCAACCGCGATCCTAATTTTGTCTTGGTTATATTCGCAGCCTTGGATATATACCAAAACATTACCCTTGTTGATATCGATTTGGAAGTTTTGCTTGAATGCAATTCCCGAATATTGAGAAATAAAGACGCCACTCATATTTTGGGTGTCAATGTCGCGAATGAACTTCGCAATCTCGTCTTTTGGTATATTATAATCGTATTCCTTGTTCTCAAATAGAACACTAGGCTTGTCTATGCGCTTCAGAATGAAATCTCCGGACGCCTTGGTTCCTGTAGTGTTGGTTATCTCGGCAGTTGGGTAAAGAGAGTTAAGAATCGACCCAAGTTGTTGTTCTCCATACTTTCCTTTATTAGAGGAACCCTTATATTTTCCAAGAAATTCACCAAGTTCTTCGAAAACCTTGTTTTGATGAGATAAAGATTGTGTAGATGTGTCTTTTAGAGCATCAATATTCTTGGAAATACGGTCTTCACTTGCTGATAAAAAAGAGTAGAGCGGCTGTTGAATGTTCTGCATCATGGATTGATATTTGGCATCAAAAGTCTTGATAAAATCAAGAAGCGAGCTCTCTCTATTCATGGATTTTGCTAGGTTCTTTGTATCCTCCGAAATAAGAGAATGCAATTCCTTGAATTGGTCTTGGAAAACCTTGGTATTTTTGTCTTGTGATCTTGGAATAATATCATTCAGAAGAAGAGACGTCTTATCGATCAGATGGGAACTGTTCTTATCAATAATAGAAGAAAGCTTTTCACTCGATGTGAGATTATTATTATAAAGTATTTGCTTGACGTCTTCGATATAGTCCTTTTTAATTGTCATGAGCTGAAGAGATATATTATCAGTTAGACCGGATAAGCTACTCTTGAGTGAATCGATCGTGGACTTATTATCTTTCATATACGTGAGTAGCTGTGAATTTATATTACCATTAGGATCGCTAGTCATGTTATTAAAAATTGTCTGCATAAATCGTATGAGCAATAGGTTTGCTTTCTCGATATTGATATTCGGATTCTCGTTATAGAAAGACCATATGTCTTTGTTGTTGATAACAATTTCATATTCATCTTCCGAGTCAGACATTTATGTATGTCTTTATATCGAATTCTTTATATACTTTATTTCGATTTAAATTTTTGTTAGATTTATTCACTTTTTAAATAAAGTGAATAAAAACTTACTCACTTCTTGTTAAGTTTGATTAAAAAGTGAATAAGTTTACTGCGAATTTGAAAAAGTGAATAGAGAAAAATTACTAAAGTATTTCTATTTAGAAATAACTAGTTGAATTAGTTATTTCTTGATTT